CTCACCGCTGCGGTGAACAAACTCCCGGCTGTTCCCGGCAAAGTCGGCGCAATGGGGCTGTTCGACGAAAAAGGTGTTACCAGCACCAGCGTGGTGATTGATGAGCGTGAAGGTCGTCTGGTCCTCGTGCCCAACACTTCGCGTAATGATGATCCAGCTCCAATGAAGGGTGGCAAACGTAAGCGCCGCAGCTTTGAAACCTTGCACCTGCCTATCAGCCGACCAATCCTTCCGAGCCAGTTGCAGGGGATCGCTGCATTCGGTGAGGAAAGCTCCGCCGCCCCTGTGGCTACCGTGATCAATGACAACCTGCAGGAGCTGAAGAACAGCATTGAGGCCACCCGCGAATTCCAACGGGTTGGCGCTTTGCGCGGCAAGCTGCTTGATGCGGACGGTTCTGTTCTTTTTGATCTGTTTGACGAATTCGACGTTGCACAGAAAAAAATCACTGTTGCCTTGAGCAACGCCGAGACTGATGTTCGCAAGGCTTGCCTGGGTGCAAAACGCCACGCCGAATCCAAGCTGGGCGGTGTGATGGTCACGGGCTTCCGCTCTTTCTGCGGGCCTGATTGGTTCGATGCCTTCACAGGCCATGAAAACGTCAAAAAGGCCTTCGAGCACTATCAGGAAGCTCAGGACCGTATCGGCGGAGATATGCGCTCCGGCTTCACTTTCGGTGGCATCGAGTTCATCGAATACGACGTTACCGTCAGCGGCCAGCGTTTCATTCCGGCCGATATCGCCCAGGTGTTCCCGGTGGCCCGTGGCGTTTTCCGTATGTTCAACGCCCCGGCCAACTACAACGAAACCGTCAACACCTTGGGCCAGCCGTTCTACAGCAAGGCTGAAGAACGCAAACTGGGCAAAGGCTGGGATTTGGAAGCCCAGGCCAACCCACTCGCCATGTGCTTGTTCCCAGAAGCCCTGGTCGAGCTGAAGGTGGGCTGACCTATGCGCTACTGCACCCGCGCCGACATCGGCAACGCCGTACCAGAGATGACGCTGATTCAGCTCTCCAACGATGATCCGGCTGCCGAGCTACCCAATGAAAGCGTCATTGAGGACGGCGTACGTCAAGCGGAAGAGTTGGTGGATGGCTACCTTCGGGGCCGCTACAACCTGCCGCTCGATCCGGTGCCGACGGTACTGCGGGATGCAGTGGTCTACTTGGCGCGGCACTGGCTGTATCAGCGTCGCCCCGAGGGCGCATTGCCCGATGCGGTGAAGGACAGTCGCAAGGACACCATCAAGCTCTTGGAAAGTATCCGCGATGGCGTAGTCACCTTGGGCATGCCCGGTGGTCAGGCTACGCCAGAGCCTGGTGAGATTCGTGTCCGCGCACGCCGACAGCAGTTCGGTAGCGATCTATGGGAGCGCTACTGATGAGCGCAGCCCCGCCCAAAACCCAAACCGAACAGCTACTCGATGCGATGCGTACCCGACTGCAGGGTCAGTTCGGCAAGGAGTTGATGGTCGAGCTGTTTCCCGAGAATCCAGCGGGTTATCGCCTCAACCATCCGCGTGGGGCGATCTTGCTGGCTTACGGAAAATCAACCTTCGGTGGGTCCGAAGCCGGTGATGCGATGTTCCAGGCACGCAACATTGTCATCAGGTTGACCCTGGTGTTTCGTCAACTCAATGGCAAGGACGGGGTGATCAGTTCCCTCGACCAGATCCGCACTTGCCTGACGGGCTGGTTTGCGCCGCATTGCGATCAGGCATGCCGCCCTGTTGCTGAGCAGTTCATCGGCCAAATGAGTGGGCTCTGGCAGTACGGTCAGGACTTCTCCGTACGGGCCACGCAGGTGCAAGCCCCATTTCCAAGCGGTCCGCCGTTATCACCCAACCTCCAATTTGAGGAACCACAATGAAGCTTGCCCGTTACATCTACACCGGGCCGCCAAGCGCCGCCTCTCTGCGGGTAGGCGAAGCCCGCGAATTGCTTGAAGTGCAACTGCTCCCAGGCAAACCCGTCGGGCTGCCGGCCGATCACGAGTACACCTTGGTGTTGTTGGAACTCAAGCACCTGGTACTTGCACCACCTGACGCGAAACCTGTCAGCAAGACTGCAGTTGCGCCTCAGAATTCTGGACAGGAGTAAGGCCCATGTCTGCTAACTATTTGCACGGCATTGAAACCACCGAAGTCGAGCGTGGCCCTCGGGCTATTCGGGTGGTCAAGTCAGCGGTGATCGCCCTGGTCGGCACCGCGCCTATCGGACCGGTCAATGAGCTGACCTTGTCCTTGAACGATAAAGACGCGGCTCAGTTCGGTGCGCATCTAACCGGCTTCAGCATTCCCGAAGCGCTGGAGGGCATCTATGATTTCGGCACCGGCACGGTGCTGGTGATCAACGTGCTTGATCCAGCGGTTCACCGCACCAATGTCGCTGACCAGGTGAAACAGTTTGGGGATAACGACCTGCTGCAGCTGGAGCACGGAGCGTTACAACTTCTGCATCTGAAGTCCGCTGAGGGTGATACCCCGTACGAACTCGACACGGACTACACGGTGACCATGCTCACCGGTCGCGTGAAGCGCCTGGCAACGGGAGCCATTCCAGCCAACGGCCAAGTGAAGGCCAGCTATACCCATGCCGACCCGAGCAAAGTCACGCCTGCCGATATCATCGGTGGCGTCACCATTGCCGGACGGCGCACTGGCTTGAAGGCCTTCCAGGACAGCTACAACACACTCGGTTTCTTTGCGAAGATTTTCATCGCACCAGGCTTCAGTACCTTGAACTCGGTGGGTGTCGAATTGGCTGCCGAGGCTATCAAGGTCGGCGGCGTTACCTACCTCGACGCGCCTATTGGCACCACGGTGCAGCAGGTGATCGCCGGTCGGGGTCCAGCAGGCAATATCAACTTCAACACCAGCAGCGACCGCGTACGTCTGTGCTATCCGCACGTCAAGGTGTACGACGCTGCAACTGATGGTGAGCGTCTGCAACCGCTGTCGATCCGCGCCGCAGGATTGCGTGCCAAAGTCGACAACGACAAGGGTTACTGGTGGAGCAGCTCCAACCAAGAGCTGATTGGTGTGATTGGCCTGGAGCGACCATTGACCGCTCGGGTGGATGACGCGAGCAGCGAGGTCAACCTGCTCAATGAAAATGGCATCACCACGGTGTTCAATTCGTTCGGCACCGGCCTGCGCTTGTGGGGCAACCGAACCGCCGCCTGGCCTACCGTGACGCACATGCGCAACTTCGAAAATGTTCGTCGCACCAAGGATGTGGTGGATGAATCGATTCGTTACAGCTCACTGCAGTTCGTGGATATGCCCATCATTGGCTCGTTGATTACCAGCATCACGGAAAGCGTCAACTTGTTCCTGCGCAAGCTGACTATCGACGGGGCTTTGGTCGGCGGCGAGTGCTGGTATGACCCAGCACGTAACCCACAGACAGAGCTGGAACTGGGCCATGCGCTGTTCAACTACAAGCTGACTGTGCCGTTGCCGTTCGAACGCGGCACCTTTGAAACTGAAATCACCGGGGAATACCTGGTCAACCTGGGAGCCGCATAAATGGCAGGCTTTAGTGCACACCGCGTTTCCAACGCTGCGATCTATCTGGATGGCGCGAGCTTCTTCGGCCGTGCAGAAGAGATCGACCTGGGCTCGATCAAGACTGTGGCCAGTGACTTTCAGGGGCTGGGCATGGTTGGCCTGATCGAGCTACCTGACGGGCTCGATAAGCTGGAAGGCAAGATCACCTGGAACAGCATGTACTACGACGCCGCAGTCAAGCTGGTCACGCCATTCAAGAGCGTCCAGTTGCAGTGCCGCTCCAACGTCCAGGTCTTCAACAACGGCGGCCTGGTTGACGAGATCGCGTTGGTCACGATGATGACCATCACCGGCAAGGAGTATCAGCTGGGCAGTCATAAACCGCGAGACCCGACCAAGTACGAGACACCGTTTTCGGCGACGTATGTTCGACAGGTGCTCGATGGGCAAGAGGTGGTTTTGCTGGATTACCTGGCCAACATCTTCCGCGTGGGCGGTGAGGATCAGCTTTCCAAGTACAGGCAGAACATCGGGCAGGCATAAATAAACTAAAGGCAGTCAACTTACCAGTTGACTGCCTTTTTAGTTACTCCGTGATCGCATTCGGTGCTGCGTTGTAGAGCTTCAGAGTTTGTAGCGTGGCGACGTAATAGCCACCTTTTTCCCTGATGAAATTTTCGGCTTCAAGCCACTGAAGCAGGCTGCTAAGAACCTGCTCATCTTGGGATTTCTTGTAAAACGTAGTTGTCCCGAGGAAGCCATTTTCGGATGTTTGGCGCTCACCTTTCGGAAGCTCAAATGTCTCAGCGGTAATCTTTACCGGCACGGGACAAACGTCCACCAAAAGCTCCAAGGTTTTTCGAGCTAGAAGATTAAATAGCTCTTTGTTGTCGTCACTCATACTTGCCTACTCCTTAGGACTAAAAAAACGCAGTTGAATGGGGGATGTTAGGGCAATTTTCCGAGACGCGCAGTCTCTTTAAACTCGATTAAAAGTCAGCGCCACGACCAGGTGCGATGCTCAGGGCTCGTTCATAGCAGTCGATCAGACCGACAACCTGGAGCAGCAAAGATGGCCGAAACAATCAGCTTGACCCTCAAGTTCCCTTTCAAGAGTGCCAGCGGCGAGACGATCTCGAAGCTGCCTATCAAGCGTCTCAAACGCAAAGACATCAGCGCCGCTCAGGCAGTGACAAAAGATGAAGCAGGTCTGGAAGACATGCTCGTAGCCAAGATGCTGGGTATCACACTGGAGGACCTCGGTGAGTTCGATATCGCTGACTCTAAGTCAGCCACCGAGGTGTTGCGGGAAATGTCCAATGGAGGAGACCTTGCTGCAGTCCTGGGACGAAGCGCTGCTGCTCGTGCTGAGGATGCAGCCGTCTGAGATCGTCCGACTGGACATGGTGGACTATTGGCGCTGGGTGGAAACATGCAGGCGCGAGATCAATCGTCGCATCGAACTCGCCGAGCAGATGAAGAACTGATCATTACCACCAGTCCGACCACCACTCCCGCCAACAACGCGCCGCCCGCTGCAATAGGGGCGGCCACCAAGGCCAGCAATGGCAAGCCCAGACAGAACATCAAAACCGCCGCCCACACTGGCAGGTTCGTCAGGCACAGCCAGGCAAGCCAGATCACACCGATGCCGATGACCAGTGCATAGAGGGTTTTAGCGGTGCGTAAAGCGGTCTTCTCAAACATGCTCACAGCGTAGCAAATTATGGCTAATGAAGTTCTGGTTGGACTAAAGATCGGGGCCGCTGTATCGGGCAGCCTGAGTGCCGCATTCGGCTCGGCCAAGTCGACTGTGCAGCAGCTTGGTCGTGCTACTGATGGATTGACGGCCAAACAGAAGCTCATCGGCACCGAGCTGGCGGCGTCGTTGGCTCGCGGTGGTACCGGCATCGAGCGCATGCGTCGCCAGTATGACCAGGTCGGCCGTACGATTGATCAACTCAAGGTCAAGCAAGAGCGTCTCAACACCAGCATCGCCCGTGGTGAAACCCTTAAAAACAAACGAGGTGAGTTGCGTGGCCAGGCCATGGAAACCGCAGGAACGGCAGCGGTGCTTGGCGCTCCAGTTGTCCAGTCCATGCGTACGGCTATCGACTTCAAAGACCAGACCAATGACATCGCAATCACGGGTGGCTTCGATGCAGCGGAGGAGGCACAACTCGGAAACGTAATGCGCGGTTCCGCACTTAAGTGGAATCAAACCCAAGCAGACGTTGCCGCAGGCACAGCGGTGTTGATCGCTGGCGGGATCTCCAGCGCCAAGGAACTGGCCGCCTATGCCCCTGTGATGGCCAAAACGGCTACCGCCACGCGTGCCAGCATGGACGATCTGGGCTCGGTGGCCATCGCACTGAATGACAACCTCGGAATTGGCGCCGCCGGGCTTGAACGTTCAATGAACATGCTGGCCTTTGCCGGCAAGAGCGGTCAGTTTGAATTGGCTGACATGGCTAAATGGTTGCCGCAGCTCACGCCACAGTTTGCGGCCTTGGGGATCACAGGTGAGCGCGCTGTTGCCGAGATCGGTGCCTCGCTACAAATCGCCCGTAAGGGCGCCGGTAGCAACGATGAAGCGGCTAACAACTTTAAAAACTTCCTTTCGAAACTGACCGCGAAGGACACTCTAAAGTCCTTTGAGGGCGCAGGGATTGACCTCACCGCGTCAATGAAGAACCTGGTTGGAAACGGACTTACTCCGGTCCAGGCGATGCTGGAAGTCATCACTCAGTATGTAGGAAGCAAGGGGCCTGAGGCCGCCGGTAAATTTCAAAAAGCCATGGCGATCAAGGACGACGAAGAGCGGCAGATCGCCCTCAATCGATTGAACGAAGCTTACAAGTTGGGGGAGTTGTTTGCTGACCAGCAGGTTCTCTCATTCGTCCGCCCGGCTATGGCCAACAAAAAGGAACTTGCCAGTATCCAAAAGGGCAGCACGGAAGCGGCCGACAAAGGCGGGCTTGATACAGACTGGAAAAAACGGATGGAAAGCCCGAAGGAGCAGCTCAAAGCGCTGACGATCAATCTTTCGGAGATCGGTATCACCATCGGCAGCACTCTGTTACCGGCCCTCGTCGACGTCACGCAAGCCGTCCTACCGGTAATGCAGTCATTCGGCACTTGGGCCGGTGAAAATCCTGAACTTATCAAAGGCGTCATCGGCCTAGTCGGTGGCCTTTTACTCGGCAAAATGGCCTTCATCGGTGTGGCTTATGGGGCCAATCTGGTGCTGTCGCCCATCGTGGCCATGAGCACCACTATTACGACACTTTCCTCGAAGTGGACCTTGTTGCGCGGCATGTGGCAGATGGGCAAATTCGCGCCCTTTATCAATGGTATGCGCAAAGGGGCCAGCGCTGTGAGTTGGCTGGCTCGTAGCAGCGCCGTGCTTGGCCGGGTGCTGGGTGGGAAGTTGCTTTTTGGTCTGCGCCTCGCTGGCCAGGCGATTCTTTGGCTGGGTCGAGCCTTGATGATGAACCCCATCGGTCTGCTGATCACGGGCATCGCCGTGGCGGCTTATCTGATTTATCGCTACTGGGAGCCGATCAAAGGCTTCTTCGCCGGCTTGTGGACGGAGATCAAAGCCGGCTTCAGCGGTGGTCTTTCCGGCATTTTGGGTTTGCTCGTTAACTTTTCTCCGGTCGGTATGTTCTACAGAGCCTTTGCCGGGGTGATGAGTTACTTCGGAATTGAACTACCGGGCAAGTTCACCGAGTTCGGCGGCATGGTCATTGATGGTTTGGTCAATGGCATCAGCAATGCTTTAGGTGCTGCCAAAGAAGCTGTTGTCGGTGTCGGGACTTCGGTAAAAGGGTGGTTTACCGAGACACTCGGCATCCAGTCTCCGAGCCGTGTGTTCATGGGCTATGGCGCGAACATCAGCGAAGGCGCCGCCATTGGTATTAGTGCGCAGTCAGACCTGGTGCGAAAAGCCGCACTCGGTATGGCTGCGCAATCGGGTGTCGATCTTGCACCACCGAACCCGGCCGATGTCTCCAGGGCGAGCATGATGGGGAGCGCTGGAGGCGCCGCTGCTGGAATGGGCTCAGGTATGGGCGGCGGGCCGAGCTTCACTTTTTCACCTCAAATCAACGTACCTGGTGGTGCTGACATACAGCAGCAAGTTCAACAAGGACTGCAGGCGGGCTATGTCGAATGGATGCGGATGATGGAGCGCTACACGCACGACAAGCGCCGCCGTAGCTATGGCCCATCTGATGAGGGGATCGCGTAATGTTTGCAATCCTGGGTGACATCGAATTCACCGTAGCGGGTGGCATCAGCGGTATGGAGCAAAGCGGATCCGCCGACTGGGCAGAGCACGCACGTATCCAGGGAAAACCTTTGCTGGAATGGGTCGGTGAAGGGCTGGATGAGTGCAACCTGACCATCGAGTTGCACCCGGTCCTGGGCGCCCCCGAGGAACGGTTACGAACCCTGCGCCTGGCCAAGAGCAAACATGAGCCTCTGGCCTTTGTGATGGGAAGCGGCGAGTACCTGGGCGCCTACGTCATCACCAACATCTCCAATGCCATCCGCCGTACCACGGCCGTGGGCCAGATCAAGGCAGCCACGGTTCAGTTGAGCCTGAAGGAATACACCGGGGCTTTCACTCGTAAGGTCGCCCGGCCGGGGCTGCTCGATTCAGCCTTGAGTGGTACATCTGCAGCGGCGGCCGGTAAGCCCGGACTCATCTCGCGGCTGATGCCAACCCCCAGTACCGTCCAGTCGGTGATTGGTTATGCAAAAACGGCCGGGAACATCTTGAAGGCAGGCCAGAACTTGTATGAGACGGTCAAGAGCGGCAACGCCTCGATGATCCTCGGTCAAGTCCCGCAATTGCTGGGGGTTACTGCCAGGGCTATTGGGCCGCTGCAAGGGCTGAAGTCAGTGGCCGGACTACTAGAGGATGGGGCCGATCTGTCTCGACTGGGTGAGAACGTGTTGGGCAGCGTGATGGGCGCTCGATCAGCCCTTAACCCGGTTGACCTGGGCAACATCGTTGATCGTTTCTCCGCCTCCCAAGCGTCGCTTGGTCAGGCGCTCACCACGATGGATGGCGCCCGGACCCGGTTAGCCGGGCTGGCGGCACAAGTCCTGACGAGGAAGTCCTGATGTTTATCGCGCATGTCACAACTGAAGGTGAGCGTTGGGACCAGTTGGCCTGGCGATATTACGGTGATGCTCATCGTTACTTACCGATCGTTGAAGCCAACACGCATGTGCCGATCACCGCTGCTTTGCCGGCGGGTTTGACCTTGGCCATCCCAATCCTTGAGCCTGTGGCCACCGCTGAGGATCTTCCACCATGGATGCGATGATCCCCACGCAAGTACCAGAAGCGCGCTTCGTGCTGGCCTATCAGCAGAGCAATATCACGCGGAACGTCAGCCAACACTTGCTCTCTTTGTCCTATTCCGACTACCTCACCGGTCAGGCCGACAGCCTGGAGGTTGAATTGGAGGACACCGAGGGTAAATGGCGCGACACCTGGTATCCAGGACACGGCGACAGCTTGACCGTGTCCATTGGCTGGGAGGGTGGGCCACTACGCGTACTTGGGCGATTTGAGATTGATGAGGTCGAGCTGAATTGCCCACCCTCAACGATCACCATT